GTTACTCGGCCCATGTCGTTCGGGTCGTAATGGAGCGAGATTTGCGCCGACCCCTGCATGACCAGATCCATCCCGGTGATCATCTTGAGCACGCCCGGCTTCTTGAAGTCGAGGAAGGGGAAAGTGATCTCGACCTTGATGGGACGTCCGTCGTCGGTTGTTGCGGCGTCATCGACGCGGTAGACGTCGTTGCCGTTCCTGATGTAGAGCTTGTTGTCGAGGACGGTGATGGCGTCGATGCCGAACGGCATGGTGTACTTCGACCACGCGGCCAGCTTCGACGTGCGACTGAAAGAGTAGGCCCACACGATCGAGCCCAGCACGAGCCAGTATTGGCCGAGGGACGGGATGTAGAGCGAAATCGGCACGTCAGATCCGATCGATGGCGTGACGACGCTGTCGATCGGGGACCCGATGTCTGTGTCCTGCAGGTTCGCCGTGATCGCGTTGACGGTGATCGAGCGGACACCTTGGTCGGCGAGGAAGAAGACGTCGTCGGAGAAGGATGCCGGGCTCCTCGGGTAGCGTGTGCCGACCCCGTAGATGCGCTGGTCGAGCTTGTTGTTGGTCGGGTTGGTATCTACCGTCCACAGCTGCGCCGAGTCTTGGAAGAAGGCCACGAGCTTGTCGCGGAACTGGCCGACGGCGTAGCAATACTGGGCGTTCTCCTGCTTGAGCGCGACGGGGAGGAAGCCGGCATCGCCGGCGGCGGTCCAGTTGGTGCAGTCGTCGGTCTTGCAGAAGCGCACGACGTCGAAGGGGCTCGCCTTCTTGACCGACCATATCTTCGACGACGCCTTCGTCACCCCCTTGCCGTGCGGGCAGTTCACGTCGGTGATGTTGGTGGCCGCGCTCGGCGGCTCCCCCTTGTCGAGGTAATGGTGATAGACATCGCCATTGACGTACTCGATCGCGACGTAGAGGTTCCCGTTGAAGGAGTCGCAATACCAGCACCGGGCGACGGGGGACGTGCCCGGCGTCGGGTGCCGCACCTTCCTCGCCACGAAGAGCGTGTTGGCGTGGGTGATGGTGCTGCCGCCCTCGTAGAAGGTGTTGAGCTTCCCGAGTCCGGCAGCCAGACCAACGGTCCCCGCCTCGAGGGTCGCGATCTTGGTCATCCCCGGCCGCTTCTTGATCTCCTTGCCGGTGGTGACGTAGCAGTTCGTCAGGACGCGAAGGCGGTCTGCCTCCGAAGTCGATGCCCCGCGCCTGAGGTCGAGGCCGTTGTCGAACTTGTCGAAGACGATCCCGGTCATGTCACACCACGACGGGCTTCGGTTCCGCCTCCTCGATCTCGCGATCGGGCGGATGGATCAGCTTGGGCCCGAACCCGGACCACTTGGCGTCGGCGAGGACGGTCGCCCCCTTGCCGAGGTAGGTCTTCGCATCCGGGTGGCGGTAGTGCTCCTTCGCCGCCCCGAGGGCGATGATGAAGCAGAGGTTGTCCGGGACATCGAACGTGTCGTCGTCGTCGCGCAGCCTGTTGAGCACTCGCATGCCGAAGACGCGAACGGCATAGGAGGCATCGCGCTCCGGGTGGAACTCGAAGGCCCCCGTGCGGCGCTCGTAGCGCCTCGGGTAGCCGGTCGCGTTGTCGGAGTACATGCCCGGCTGGATGCCCTCCTTGACCGCGGCCCAGTTGGGGGCGCCGACGGTTCCGGTGTTGACGCGGACGTCGCGAATCTTCTCCGGGTTGAGGTAGGGTGATGCCGCGGGATAGGCGACGTTGGCGGAGCCGGACGGCGCCGTCAGGTCCCAGTACTGCTCGAGCGTCTTGTAGTAGCCGATCGCGTAGAGCTGCTCCTGCGCCTCGCGCAGGAAGGAGTTGAGGATGGGGGTCAGGGCCGGCTGGTCGGTCGCACCAAAGCCGAGGCGGGCCTGCAGTTCGATGCGGACGTCCCTGAGTTTCCGGCCCATGATTCCCCCTTACGCCGCCTTGCGGCCTTCGATCTCGCCGATCTCGCGCTCGGCGCGCTTCGTCTCGCGCACGGCAGAGATCAGCGCAGTGCGCTTGTCGCCGGCACGGTAGGCGATGCCCAGCTCGTCGCAGAGGGCGCGCAGGTCGGTCAGGGCCATCTCCTCGTAGTTGTCGGGAGAGCCGCAGGCCTTGGCGAACGAGCCGTCGCGGTAGGAGCCGTAGACCTTCTCGACATTGCTCATGCGGACCTCGGTGTGCATGCCGTACTTGGCGGCGAGGCGCTGGTACTCCTCGAATGGGTCGCCCTCGAAAACGTCGCCGATGTGATTGACCTTGACGATGTGGTCGATCTGCTTCTTGCGGTCCTTGGTGATGGACCGATCGAGGATCAGCTCGGTGTCCTCGATGACTTCGATGGCGCCCTCGCCGTGGATCTCTTCGAGGATGGGGACTTCGTGCTCCCAGACAACCGTCGGCGTCTTGTCGGTGACGTTGGCACCATTGCCGGCGCGCTGCACTAGGACGAGGACTCTCTTGCTCATTTTTTGATCTCCTGTGGTTGAAGGAAGACAGGCCCCGGAGGGCCTGTCTGGTGGTGCTTAGACCAGCGCGAAGACTGCGTGGGCGTTGCCGCGGTTCATGGTGACAGCACCACGCCACGTCAGGCCCCAGTAGTATTCGTACTTGTCATAGGCACGCGGCGGCTTGCGCGTGATCATGTCGTGGCCCTCGAGCGGACGCAGCTTGATGTGGTTGCCGTTGAGCATGTAGCAACGCTTCTTCCACGTCGTGGCCGGGGCATAGACGTCGTCGAGGTCGTCGAACTCGGGCGACCACTCGATCGGGATGCCGTGGAAGAGGACCATCTCCGTGCCGCCCTCGAGGCGCTTCTGGCCGGACGCGCCGAAGTCCATGCGACCATAGGTGGTCATCAGGAAGTAGCGGTAGCCGTCGATGAAGTCGCCGCCGGCCAAGATCTTGGTCGGGCGGCCGCCGTTGCGGACGCAGGCACGGTAGCCGCGCTCCATATTGTCGAGGATGGTGCCGGTCGTGGTCGTGGTGGTCAGGCCGGTGTAGGCGTTGTTGCGCCACCAAGCATTGCCGGCCACGGAGCGGTTGATGGCGCCGACGGTGCCGGTGCTCGGGGTCAGCGAGACGAGGGCATCGAGGCCGACGAGCGCATCAGCCGACTGGGTGCCGTCGAGGTGCAGGGCCTGCGAGAACTTCTCCTCGAAGCCGAGGCGGAGGACCTCGGACTGCTCCTCGATCAGGTTGGTCAGCTGGATCTTCTCGGCATCGGTCGCCTGCGAGGTGCCCGGGTAGGTGTCCTCGGTGATCTTGATGCCGTTCTGGGCCAGACGGTCCTCGTCGAGGGAGAAGCCATCGTGGGCGGAGCGCCACGCGTACATGGCCTGCTCGATGGTCTGGCGCTTGTTGTACGTCACGACCTGCGAGCCGGAGAACCACTGGAAGTTGCTCTGGTACTGGTAGCGGAGCTGCTCGACGATGTACTGCTTGGCGCCGGGCGCCGACTTCTTGCGGCCCATCATGAACGACAGCATCGGACGCTCGATCGCCACTTGGTCGATCGGCTGCTTGTTCTTGATGTAGTAGTCGAGGCCGATCTTGCCGGCGTCTTGGATTTCTTGGGTGGTGAAGGGCATGGTAGCCTCCTGTGCAAAGGTTGAAGTGTCTTCGTCCTTTGCCGGAGGCGACTCGGCGCTACAGCCAGCCCGGGAGCGACCCGGGCATTTCCGCTCGGTCAGCGACCGCCGAACATTGCCTCGTACATGCTCTTCGGCGCCGCGGCTGATCCGCTTGGCTTGCCGCCGCCGCCGGACAGCGGCCTTGGCTCGCCGGCTGCCGGTGCCTGACTGGCCACCGCCTGCCTTAGCTGCGAATATAGCACGGAGAATTGCTGGGTCCAAGTACTAGGCGGGGTCTTCTCGATGATGGCCTTCAGGTCCTCCGGCCGAGACATCATCAGGGCCTCGACGCGCGGGTAGAGGGGGTCGGTCCTCGCCAGCCGCAAGGACTCGGCCTTGATGGCGCCCATCTGCTGGTCCTTCTCGCGCACCCATGCCTGCACCTGATCGGCCCGCTGTTGCTCGGCCTGCTGCTGGGCCTGCACCTGCGCCTGCCGCTGCGCCTCGCCAGCCCTGAGCCGCGCCACCTCGAGGGCGTGCTCCCGGGTGATGTGGTAGCTATTGACGGCCTCGAGCAGGTCGGGGAACTGGGGAAGCGGGTCAGCGCGCTCGAAGATGTCGTCGATCGGCTGCCCCATCTGCAGGGAGACGTCGCGCAGCTCGTTGATCAGCAGGTTGCGCCGGGTCTGCATGTCGCCGTCGTTGAGGGCCTTGAGATACACTGCAGCACCTTGGAGTTGCTCCGGGGTGGCACCGATGTCCCGGATCATGGCGGTGTAGTTCTGCTGGAAGGCGGCTACCTGCTCATGCTCCTGCTGCAGCTGTTCGTACTTCGTGTTCGTTTCCTTGAGCGCCGTCACGAGGCCGGCGAAGCGTTGCTGCGCCTTTACCGACAGGCCCTCCGGCATCTGGGTCATGTCTTCAAGCTTGGGCTCGCCATCGGGCTTCTTGCCTTCGTCCTTTGGTGGCAGGCCCTCGGCCTTCTTCTGCTGCTCGGGTGACTTCAGGCCCTTCTCGATGGCCTCGAGCATCGTCTTGGGCTCGTCGGTGTCGGCCGGGGCCGACTCGCCAGCGGCTGGCTCCGGTTGAGCGGCGGCCGGCTCGCCGCTCGTTTCCCCGGTTTCACCGGCCGGCAGGGGATCGGTTGCAGGGGCTCCCCCGGTGTCAGCCCCCTCGATGTGTTCCTCACGCAGCTGGCCGAACAGTTTCCTGAGCAAAATCGACATAGCGGACTCCCCCGTCTGTGGTTGCGGAATGCGCAGTCTAGCGCAAGTGAGGGCTTACATCTCTTCCATGAAAAGGAAGAGCAGCGCCTCGAGCTCCTGCTCCTCCCGGGCGCTGGCGAGGATGTCGCGCTCCAAGTCCTTGGCGGCCGCGGCGATCTCGTCGCTCGCCTCGCTCAAGGCCTTGGCTGCCACCTTCTGTTCGACCTCGTCGCTCGCCGGGTGCTTCGCCTCCGCGAGGCCGGCTATCTGCTTCGAGATCCTCTCTGCCGCAGGGAACAGGGCCTCGACCTTTATGACCTCTCCGGCCAGCGCCGGCGCCCTGAGCCATTCAGGGCGCTGTTCGCGGTCGCCTGAAGGATTGCCCCCTTCCATTTCGGGTAGAGAGCGTTTGCCATGGTTATCTCCTTTCGGTTTTGCTGTTGCCGTTCATGCTGCCCCTGGCCTCGACTCTCGTCAGGCGCTCGGCGAACACTTGATGCTGCGCCCCGAAGTCCTCTAGCTTGCGCTGCACCGTCTCGACCTGCTTAGTCAGCACGCGCATCTCGATGACCAGCTCCTTGGTGGTGATGTAGCTCGACCCGACCGCCGACACCGCGCCGATGAGGATCGCCCCGACGAGGTCCTTGACGTCGAGTTGCGGCCCGGCGCCGGTGGCCAGCACGAAGGGGAGGTGCTCAAGCAGCGGTTTCAGGTCCATGTCCCGGTTCCTTCTCTTGCTGTTCGGTAGGGGTTTCGATCGACTGCATGATGAAGCTGCCGTCTTTCTGCTTCACTGCCTTGGCGGTCTTGACGGTCTGACCCTTGCCATCGACAGTCACTGGGACGGTGATGTTGATGACGGGTTGCTCCGGCGCCTCGGGCATCTCTGGTTTCATGCGGTCGATCAGGTCGCGCACTTCGAGCAGGATCTCGTTCTTGTCGATCGGCTCGGTGGGCGGCGGCATCATCTGCAGCGCCTTCTCCAAGCGGTCGATTCGCGCCTGCAGCTGCTTGTTGTTGGTCATGGCCTCGGCCAGCGCACCCTCGACCGCCTTGGCGTTGGCAGTAGCGGTGGCGACCTCGACCTTGCTTCTGCGCTCGGCATCCCCCTGCTGGCCTTGGAAGTCGCGATCGGCCTGCTTCGATGCTAGCTCCTGCTGGGCCGCCTGCAGATCCTGCTGCAGCTGTCCGATGACCTCCTGCATCTGCTGCTGCATGACCTGCGCCTGCTGCAGCTCCATGGCCATCTGCTGCGGGTCGAGCTGGCCCTCCTTCTTCCGCGGCAGCAGGGTGTCGATGTCGATGCGCTCGTCAAAGCGGCGCAGTGACTCGCGCGTCAGCTCGACGATGGCGTCGGCCATGTCGTTCATGCCGGCCTGCCGCAGGGCCATCACCTTCTCCATGGCCTGCTGCAAGACGGGCATCAGCTGCAACCACTGCTCGCGTTCCCGGGCCTTGTCGGGCTTGCCAGTCGATCCGGCGCGAATCTCGAGGCGCAGGGTATCGAGGGCCTCGTCCGTCGGCTCTGCGGGCCACACGGCCTCCGGGCCGGCCAGCTTGATCACCTCTGGGACCGTCAGCTCGCGGATCGACAGCTGCAGGGCGTACTCGGCCATCTCTTGGATGACGTCCTCGATGTGGTCCTGCCTCTCGCCGGTCCTGCCGACGAGGCCCTGCTGCATGATCTCCGCCTCGGTGGCCGTCTTCGCCTTGAGGACGTTGCCACGGGCGGCATCGGAGGCGCCGGAGACGAGCTCGATGTCGGCCCGGATGGGCGTGACGTCGTAGAGGGAGGGGTCGATCTGCGCCCCGGTCATCATGGTGACGTCGTTGGCGAGCGGGACAGCCGAGTCCCCGCCCACGACGACCGTGTCGCCGTGCTTCGCCTTCTTGAGGTTGTCGACGTCCTCCGGGCTCAGGCTGCCGCCGGCGCGCACCACGCGGATCGGGATAGTGTATTTCCGGTGCTCTGAGAGATTGGTGCGGGTTCTGCTGTACTCCTCCTGCAGCTCGATCAGCAGCTCGACGTCGGACAGGCCGTAGAACTCCCCGTCGACTTGGTTGAAGCAGAGGCCGAAGAACGGGTACCACCGCTTGCCCACCCGGGTCGGGTTGAAGGCGTCCCGGGTCCAGCCCTCCTCGCCGTCGCACCATGTATAGACGGCGTTGCCCTCCTTGGCCCAGATCTCGCAGACGAGCACGAAGCCCTCCTCGTCGGTGCCGCGGGTCTGCTGCCCCTCGCCGGCCTTGGGGATGGCCTTGCCGTACCACTTGGTGGCCTTCTGCGTCGGCTTGCGCTTGAACTGAGTCTCGAACTGGGACTCGGTCATCCAGATCTGCTGGCAGAGGGCCGAGGCATTGACGTAGTCGTCGAAGTCACGGACCGACGGGTCGAGGATCAGCAGGTCCTCTGTCTGCAGCTTGTCGATGACGAGGCCGGACGAGACGACGACCTCGAGCCCGGGCTTGAGGGCATTGATCTGCTCCTGCATCTCCGCGATGCGGAGGTCGCTGTCGCCGGCGTCCGGCTCCTTCTCCATCAGCGCCTTGAGGCGCTCGATGTTGTCTTGGATGTCGTCCATCCGGTTCTTGATCACCGGATCTTGGCGGATGTCCTTCTGGTAGGTGAGCTTGACCCAGCCGACCTGACAGAGCATGGCGGCCCTGACCCACGACTTGGCGCGCTTCTTCAGGCTGGCGCCGCGGATCAGCAGGCGATTCAGCACGCTCTCGGCAGTCTTGCCGAATTGCTTGACCTCTTCGTAGGTGTCGTCGGTGGCCGATTCGGCCGGGGTCAGGCTGATGTCGGGGTTGCGTGCATAAACCTGTGGATAGATCGTGGCGATCGTCGAGAAGATGATGTTGGTCCGCACGAGGCCGGTGCTGCCGTCCTTGTGCATAACGCCACGGTAATACTTGCGGTGCTCCTCGAATCGCTTGAAGCGCGTCTCGTTGTTGGTGCGTGCCGCCTTGATGCGCTCGGCATACTTCTTGACGAGCGCCTTCTCCTCGTCAGGGACTTGGATGTCATTGTCCATGCGAATGCCCCCGGGGTTTCCCCCGGGGTCCCGTCAGGTTTAGACGAGGATGCCGACTTGGGCCGACCCGGTCAGGGCCGAC